CGACGCGACGGCGCACCGCCGCCCGACGACGACAAGCCGGGGCCGGCTCGGGGTCCGGATCCGTCCATCCGAGGTCGACCTGCGAGCCGACGTCGGTCGATCCGGGGTCGGGCTGCGGCCGTGCGGGACGCTCAGGCGTAGACATGACAGTTACTCCTTTGATCGTTACGGGTATTGGCGGCGCTGCGGATCCAGCGCCAGAGCGAGCGGCCCCGGCTTGTCGTCGTCGGGCGGCGGTGCGCCGTCGCGTCGGCAGACCAGGGCGTCGGGGTCATCCGGCGGGGGCTGCAGGCTGTACCCGTCCGGGCAGGTCTGCCCGTCGCGGCCGTCCTTACCGTCGGCCCCGTCCTTACCGGCGGGACCTGCTGGCCCGGCAGGACCCGGCGGCCCCGTGACAGAGTCTCCGGGCGGTCCTTGCGGACCGGTGACCGCTGGTCCCGGCGGCCCTGTGACGGTCGCGCCGTCCTTGCCCGGGGGGCCGGTGACTGTGGCGCCGGGTTCGCCCTGCTCTCCCGGCGGGCCCGGCGGTCCGCTCGGCCCCGGAATCGGCACCGGCACCTCGGCGCGCTCCGGCAGATCCTCGACCGCGGCGGCCGGATCCGGTGCCTGCGGGGTGTCGCCGTTCGCGGTGATCTGTGCCCGCAACACTCGCACGTCACCGGCGAGCGTCGAGACGGCGTCGCCGCGGCGGTTCGCCTCGGCGGCGAGCTGCTGCGCACGCTGGTCTGCGGACTCGATCCGCAGCCACACGAGCAGCACCGCGCCCGAGAGCACGAGCAGGATCGCCGACAGGGCGAGTGATCGCCACTGTCTGGCGAGTATTCCGGGGCGTCGGTGCGTCACTGGGTGTCCCCTCCCAGGGCTGCAATGCGATCGAGCAGCCGCTGCCGCTCGGTGGTGAGTTCAGCGATCTGCGCCTGCAGTCCGGCATGCTCGGCGCGCTCTCGGGCCAGTTCGGCGTACGCGGCAGATAGCTGCACGTCCTTCTCGGCGAGTTGCACCTGCAGTTGGTCGCGCTCTTCGCGTGCCTTGTCGCGTTCTTCCTGCAGGTTGTCGACAAGCCCGTTGTATCCGGTCATGACTGCGGCGCCATGGTTGATCCGGTTCTCGCCCCGCTTGCCTACGAACGCGCCGACTGCCGTCGCGACGCCGACGACCAGAGAAACGACGGCACCGAGCGCGAGAGGTTCCACGGGCGGGGCCTTTCCGTAGTGCGGCTGTGTGCGCGGGTAACGCGCGGCCCCGCACCGGGACCGCACCCCTTGTCACACGCCGTCGCTCTGCCCGCGGTACGAGGTGACCGGAGAGATCGCCTCACGCTTCGGGTACTCGGGCGGCCGCGCCCAACCGAGCAGCAGCCCGGCGAGCGTCTGCAGCCCGGTGCCGCGGGCGCGCTTCCCGGCGAGCTCGAGCAGCCGAAAAACGAGGTAGTACGCGACGGCGAGCAGGACCGTCACGGCGCCAGTGACCGCGGTCGAGTCGAACTCGATCCCGGCGCGGGCGGCGAGCATCAGCAGCCACCCGGCGACGGCAGGGACGGCGGTACGCATGAACGAGACGAACAGGGCAGGCATGGCCGGCCCCCTTTCTGTGAGAGCGGATCAGTTGGCGAGTCGGGCGGCGAGCTTGTCGGCGATCGCGTCGGCGAGCGCCGGGTGCGCGGCCACGGCGGCGGCGAGCCTGTCGACCTGCGCATCGGTGAGCCCGAGCTCGGTGAGCCCCTTCGTCTGCTCGGCCGCCTGCCGCGCAAAGTTCGCGGCGTCGCGCTGAACCTGGTACACGTCGCGGTGCGGTTCGATGGCCGTGTTCTGGAAGGTTTGGACCGCGCGCGCGGCCGCGGTGGCGATCCGCTTCACGTCGTCGTCGGATACGGGCATGTCGTCGTCCTCTCCGGGCGCCGCCGGGGCGCCGGTCGCGTAGGCGAGCACCCGGGCGAAGTTCATCGACCCCGGGTCGCCGTGATCGTTCTCGGGCACGTGCTGGTGACCGCACCAGCCGGTGAAGTTGCGCCACTGCGTGTGCGTCATGCGGGCCGGGTTCGCTCCGTACGACGCCGGGGTGATCCCGGGCCGGCGGGAATCCTTGCCGTAGGCGAGCCAGTCGCGGACGCATGTGAGCGGCACCCGGTGCTGCTCGTGCAGCCAACGCACGAGCCACGCGACCTCAGCGAGCGCCCAGTCGGGGGCGGTCGGCCAGTGGATGTAATCGACGCCTGCCCGCTTGCCGTCCCACGACGTCCGATAGCGGTCATCGCAGGTGCCGACGAGCTCCATCTGAAACGCGTTCGCCGTGTTGGTCTGGACCCCGCCGGACTTGTTCGCGAGGGCGCGGGCCGACTCGTCGATGTCGTAGTGCTGATACCAGTGGATCCGCTTCGCCTTGATGTCGGGCACGCCGGTCACGGTCGGGGCGAGGGCGCCGCCGTTGTAGCTCGGCAGTGACCGGCCCTCAGTGGTGTGGACGACGCCGCAGTTCACTTCCATGTCCGAGCCGCTGTATCGGCCCGATCCGTAGAAATACGCCTGCGATGCGCCCGGAATCTTCTGCGGTCCCGTACGGGTCATCGGTCCCCCTTCCGGGGCATGAAAAACGCCCCTCGCGGGGCGGGAGTTGGGTGGTCGATCGATCAGGCAGCTTCGTAGCGGCCCGTGACCCACAGACGGTCACCGGTCGCCCACGCCTGCGGGTGCGTAGCCGTGAGCAGGCTGCCGTCGCCCTTGCCGCCGGCGTACATGCTCACCGTCGTGCCGCCGTCGGGAATGTAGGCAACGCCCATGCTGTAGAGGTTCGTCCCGGACGCGTCGCCGACCATGACCTTCCCGAGCATGTCGATATTGGACGCTGCAGGTACGGGCAGGGACATCGACCATGCCCCGGACCCGTACGTCGTGTTACTCGCCATCGTCAGCTTGATCGCGAAATCCACCATCTTCCCGACCTGCGTGTACCTGCCGAGCAGTTCGCCGCCGCCGAGAACCGGGTTCGTCACGGACCCTGTCCACGCCGGGGTATACGCCGTCCACGTGCCGCCGTTCAGGACCGGCACCCACGCGGTGCCGTTGTACTGCGTGAACGAGTTGCTGTCCTGCAGCCATGCGAGCTGACCCTCGACGGGCGCCGGGATCGTGGCGTTACGGCCGGCCGCCGAGGCGAAGCTGAGCACCGCCTTGCCGAGGATCAGTTCGAGCGCTGCCTGCACGACGGCGATCGACGGTTGATCGGTGAGTGCCGGGAGCGTGATCGCCTGCCCGAATTTGTCGGTGGCCATACGGCCCCCTTCCTGTCAGCGGAGCCGATAGCGCGACATGACGTCGTACTCGGCGTACTTGTTGCCGGTCGTCGCGAGCGTGCCGCTGAAGTCGCCGAGCTGCACTTGCCCGTTCGTGAGTAGCGTCATCACGCCGAAGAACCCGACAGCCACTTGCACCGCTTTGCGGATCTGTTTCTGCGGGATCGCACCGGCCGGCAGGGTCGCCACGACGGCGCCCGCCGCGAGCGTGCCGGACATCTGCGCGAGCCCGCACAGTGACGCGGTCCCGTCGCCGTGCACCATCACGGCCGGCTCGTAGTAGCCCGTGTTCCACGTCCACCCGGCCGACAGGCTGATAGCAGTCCACCCGCCCGACCCGTCGCCGAGCCGGCCGTCGGTCACCCACGAACCGGCGCTCGACTGCTGCACGCGGATCGTGTCGCCGACTGCCGGGTACTGGTACGACTCCATGCGCCGGGCGATGATCCCGTCGGTCGTCGTCACCGTGCCGGCCGCGCCGACGGTGTCGACCTGCGCGAGCCGCCAGTCGGCACGCACAGCGGGCGTGCTCTGCCCGGCCTGCACCGCCTGCTCGCGCACCGCGGCAGACATCTCCGACGCGATCCGCACCGTCGCCGCCCTCACGTTCCCTCCTTCGCGCTGATCGCCTGCACCACGAAATCTCCGCCGATGCCGAGGTCGATCGGGAAAGCAGCCACTTGCACCAGGTCGGCCGGGCCGGACGGGTACACGACCCGCAGCACGTCGCCCGCCTCCAATGCCGGGTTCACGAGCGCTTTCAGGTTCGCGACCGCGTTCGGCGCCATGGCGGCCCGCAGCAGCAGCGTCCCGGCGGCGAGGCACTGCCCCGTCGTCGTCAGCGTCGGCGAGGTGTGGAACGTCGGCCGGCGCCCGAACCGGCCGCCCCAGTAGGTCGGCGAGTTCGGGTCGTCGTCGACGACGAGCACGGCCCCGGTGCTGACGCCGGTCTCCGGGTTCTCGCCCCGCACAACGACCCCGTTGTGTACGCCCTTGCTCGACATGCCGCGGGTCGCCGACAGATACACGCCGTGCTCGCCCGCCGCGATCGTCCATGCCGGGGTGGCGGTGAGCAGGTTGGGCAGCTCGGCGATCACGAACGAGCCGCCGGCGTCGCAGTACACCTCAGCGCCGATCGTCGCGGCGATCTCGATGACCGCCTCCCACGGATCGTCGCCGACGTCGTACGTTCGCGGGCCGATCGCCGCGTCGGTCGCCGCGACGATGACCGCCGCATCCGGGATGCTGCGCTGGATCAGCGCCGTGATCGCGCTCACTGCCGTGCCGGATGCCCGGTACGGGGCGGTGAACTTGTCGTCGGCGACGATGCATTCGAGAGACTGCCCGGTGATCACGGCCGGGCCGTCGTCGACGTCGCCGTCGATGTTGTCGATCCGGAACTGCCCCACCGGTACGAGCTCCCGGTACGAGCCGATCTGTACGCCGCTGCTGATCCGCAGCTGCGCCCCGTACACGGACATCTTGTCGGCCGCGGTGCGCGGGATGATGCCCGGGTCGGGCGCGGTGACCGAGCAGGTTCGCCGGCACTGCTGTGACCGGTCGACGTTGACCGTTCCGCCGGTGTGCTCGAGCGTGTCGACACTGCCGTCGGTGCGAAAGAGCTGCACTTCAGTCACAGGGGTGTACGACTCGGCGAGCGTCGCGAAGAACCGGGGCGTCGCGCTATACATCCGACCGCCTTCGGTTCAACAGAACATCTTCCCACGTGTCGTACGCGTCGAGGACGTCCTGCCACGTTGCGAACTCGGTCAGGATGTCCTGCCACGTGCGGCCGGCCGATCCGGCGACGCCGACGGTCACCGGCATGTCGACCGTCGTCAGCGGCAGCGTCCACGCCCGCCACTCTTCCTCGCCGTCCGGCACGAGCCGAGGCAGGGGCACGTCGCCGACGGAAACGTACCGGTCCGATTCGTGGAACCCGGGCGCGAACTGCAGCAGCAACACATTGCCCGAGTCGAGAACCCAGTTCATCGCGTCCGCTTCGGCGTCCGACCGGGTCCACACGACGAGCGACCCCTCATAGTCCCCGCGGACACCCGAGCGCACGACCGGCCGCGACCGGCCCTTGACCCGGTACACGGCCCGCTCGATCGGCCTCGACCACTCGGGCGGGGTCGCGACCATCGCGCGGGTGTTGCGCTGCGGCGAGCCCGGATCTTTGAGCCAACACAGCAGCGGGTCGCCGGGGTTGATCGTGACCGGCGGCGTGGAACGGGTCGCCCACAGCACGCCGTCGACGTCGCGCGCCTCCGCGTAGTAGGCGACCCCGACACCGAGGGGCGCCTCATAGTCCTCGACGACCAGGACGTCGGAGGTGAGCAGATCGCCGTCGATCAGACCGTTCGCGCCGCGCACGAGCGTGCGCTGCCCGTCGGGCGTGATCCGCCAGACGGTGACGTAGTCGCCGACGGTCAGCTCGCGCAGGATCAGCGACACGTACGCGTCGTCATCGTGCGGCGTCACCTCGACGATCGGCAACGACTTCCACAGATAGGCGGCGTCCATCCGCAGCACCGACGACGCCGACGTCGCGGCGAGCGTCCACTCGATCGCCGCCTGCGTCGCACCGGCCGGCGCCGAGCCGTTGACGCTCAGCCGCCACCAATTCGGGGTGGGAATGGGTGCTGCGGTGCCGCTCGTCACGCCTACCTCGGCGCCGCCGGCGTCGTACCAGCGGATCGCGCGCGTCAAGGTCCACGCGCCCGCGGTCACGCGCACGCCGACCTCGGCTGTGAAGTCGAACCCGGCGGCGGCCCCGATCGGGAGCTTGGCCGAGCGGATGACCGAGGTCGACGCGGTCGCCGAGGTGACGGTCATCGCGTACGAGCCGTCGAGCCCGTCGGTACCCCACGGGGTGAGCCGGGCGAGCGTGGCGACACCTGACGCGACAGTCCAACCGGCGATGCCCTGCTCGAAACTGCTGTCGGCGTAGGGGACGACGTTCCCCTCGCGGCCCCGTCCGGCCACGGTGATCACGGCGCCGTCGATGCGCAGGATCTGCCCGGCCGTGCCCGCTGTGAGCCCCGCGGCGAGGTCGACGTGCGCGGTCCCGGCCGGCGCGATCGCTGACACTTTCTGCCGGTACACGCCCGTTCCCGGCGCGGCGAGCACCGCGCGGGTGGCCGATCCGATCTGCGCGTGCGCTGCGTCGTAGAACCGCAGTTCGACCCACGCCGACGAGCCGGACGTCGGCGGCGACAGGTAGCAGTAGCCGACGTACTCGGTCCCGGGTGTCGCGGCCGGCTGCTCGGTCGTCCGTACGGACGCATTGCCGCCGGCTGTCACCTGCATCGCGAGCATGTGCCCGCCCGCGAGGTAGTAGTCGACCGGCCACGACGCGACGGGCACGATCCGCGACACTGTCGCGTTCGTCTCGACCGCCCAGGACGACGCGTCCCGCTCGAGCTGCTCCGCGTTGAACGTCAACAGGTTGCCGACGGTCCTGATCGGCTGCCCGAGATACACGTTCTCGAAGAAGTGGGTTACCGCCGCGGCGGCCGGCGTCATCGACGACAGGACGACCTGCGCCTGCGTCGCCCCGGTCGGGGCGATACCGGCGACGGCGATCCTGTGCCACGACGCCGACGCCGCCGCGGTGGTGACCGACCAGGTGATGCTGATCTCGGCCGAGTCGGCTGTGAGCCACCGGATCCCGATCCGCTCGGCGACCGGGCCGCCGGCGTCGGCGAACGCCGCGTACTCGGTGCCCGAGGACACCGGATACGCGGCGACGGTCCGGGCCTGCATCTCGCCCGCAGCGACCGATTTGACGCCGAGGCAGCCATTGCCGTTACGGCCGTTGACGCCGACGACCAACGTGCAGTTCAGCTTCGGCGTCCATCCCGAGGTATTCGGGTCGACGCTCTCAGTCGTCGGGCTGAGCAGGTTGCCGGGGATCGGCACCGCACATCACCCCCTTCTGCCAGAGATAGCCCGCGCTACGGGCACAAACGTGTCCTCGACGACGCCCTCGGCGAGTTCCTCGACGTATCCCTCGAACTCGCGGGCACCGATCCGCAGCGCGAGCCGGTCGCCCGGCTGCAGCCCGCCGCCGGCCCCGCCAGACGCCGCCGACGGCGCGGCCGCGGCGACCGCCCGGCCGATCGCGGCCTGCGCGACCGTCCACTGCCGGGGCGTCAGAACCGCTTCCGGCTGCCCGGTCTTGTTGAGTACCGGGGTGAAACCGCGCTGTAGCCACCCGCCCGAGTCGTAGCCGAGCAGCGGCTCGGGGTTGATCGTGGCGCCGCGCCGCCGCGCCTCGAAGTGCAGGTGCGGGCCGGTGGTGTTGCCGGTCGCGCCGACAGCGCCGATCCGCATCCCGGCGAGCACCCGCTGCCCTGCCCTGACCGCCATGCTCGAGAGGTGCGCATACATCGACGACAGCGCGCCGTGACTGATCATGATGTGATTGCCGTACGGGCCGCCCGACCGCGCCGAACTCACGACGCCGTTCGCCGCCGCGCGGACCGCGGTGCCGGTCGCGGCGGGGAAGTCGGTCCCGGTGTGATACCCGCTGCTCCACATGTTGCCGCGGACGCCGTAGCGGGTGCCGAGCGACGCCGACACGGGCCGCCGCCATGCGCCGCCGCCTTCGTCGCCGCCGCCGAACAACGACGTCGCCGCCGCCACGATCTTGTCTTTCAACCCGCCGAGCATCTTGCCCGGCACCCGCGCGAGGGTCTGCGCCCACGACGACGCGCCGATTTCCTTGACCTTGTCGCGGATGAACGCCGTTGCCTTCTGCCACATGGCGCCCGGGTCCGACAGGAAGTCGATCCCGTCCATGACGACCCCGCCGACCTTCTGCGCCGCGCCGGAAAGCCAGTCGCCGATCCCGCCGAGGACCCCGCCGTCTGCCATGAGCTTTGTACCCGCCGCGGCGTGCAGCGCGAGCGCCCGCTGACGGTACTTCGGGTCCGTCGGAATGACGAACTCGGGATGAGCCGGGTTGCCCTCGCCGACAATCGCGGTCGGCCGGTTGACCTTCATCGGCGCGGCCGGCCCCCACCCGTCGCCGACGGTGCCGCCTGCTTCGAGCATCTTCGGCGCAGCGGGCAGCTTCCCGAGTCCGACGAACCCGGCGACCTTGTCCCACACCGCCTTGATGCCCTTGGTGTAGACCCACTCGATGATGAAGTTCACCGGCTTCTTTGCGATGCCGGAGACCTTGTCCCACGCCTTACCGATCGCGTCCTTCGCGACCTCGAACGCGTCGCCAACCAGGGACACGGCTTTCTTGACGTTGTCGAACGCCGGCCGGATCGCCTTGTTGTAGAGCCATCCGGCCTTGTCGCCGATCCACGAGAACACGGGCGAAATGACCGTGTCCCACAGCCACCGGCCCTTGTCGCCGAGGATCTGCAGCCCGAGTTTGAAGGAATCGAACGCAGGCTTGATCCAGTTCGCCCAAAGGTTCTTCGCCTTGTCGCCGATCCATCCGAACACGGGCGACACAATGCTGTTCCACAGCCACGAGATGACAGAGCCCACACCGTTGATGATCACCATCACGTTGTCGAACGCAGGCTTCACAAAGACCGTCCAGAGCAGCATCGCTGCCGCGCCGATCGCGTCGAACGCAGGCTTAATCGCCACATCCCACAGCCACCCGGCGATACCGCCGAGCGCCTGAAAAGCGATCACGAGCGGGGCGATCACCGCGACGGCGACGATCGCGAACAACACCTTCGCCGCGGTGCCGATGAACGAGAACACGGGCGACAGGATCGTGTTCCACAGCCACGACGCCGCCGTGCCGATCGCCTGCAGAGCGATCACGAGAGCGTCGAACCCGGGCTTCAGTGCGTTGGTCCAGAGCAGGTCCCAACCGGCCTTGATGCCCGCCCACGCCGCCTGCACGATCCCGCGGAACGTGTCCGACTTGTTGTAGGCGACGACGAGCAGCGCGACGAGCGCCGCGATACCGGTGATGATCAGGCCGATCGGGTTCGCGGTCATGACCGCATTCAGGATGCCCTGCGCGATCGCGTACCCGCGGGTGACCGCGGCCGCCGCGAGGATCACCCCGCGATAGACCGTGAACGTCAGCGTCGCCGCGCCGGTCGCGATCGCCGAGGCGCCCATCGTGAGCGCTAGACCGCCGACCGCGACACCGAGGGGGATCAGCCACGCCCCGTACTCGCGCAGCCACTGGATCCCGCCGAGGAACGCCGCCGCGACCCCCTCGACCGCCGGGACCAGGACCGCGGCGAGGATCCCGCCGACGGTGCGCGCGGCCGGCAGCACGTACGTATTCAGGAACTGCCCGAACGAGACGAGCGCCGGCAGCACCTCGCGGGTGATGAAGTCGGACAGCCCTTGCATGATCTGCCGTTTGAACACCTCGATCGAAGCGCCCGCCGAGCCGTGCAGTTTCTTCCCCATGTCGTCGGCCGCGCCGCCCACCTTGCCGAGCGCGCCGACCGCCGACGTCGGATCCATCGCGAACAGGGCCGCGCCGAGGTCCTCGGCCTGCGTGCCGAACAGAGCGACCGCGATCTGCGACTGCTGCACGGGATCCTTCACTCCGCGCAGCTTGTCGAGGGTGGTGTCGAGCACGGTGTTCGCCGCGCTGCCGCCCTTCGCGAACTGCTGGCCCATGGTTACGGCGTTGAGCCCGAGCGCTTTGAACCCGTCGGCGGACAGGGTCGATCCGTCGACAGCCCGGATCGAGAACTCTTTGATCGCGTCGGCGGCGATGTCACTGTCGCGCGCACCGGCCCGAATCGCCTGCGAGATCAGACCGACCGCAGACGCGCCGTCGAGCCCGGCCTTCCTGAACTGCGTGCTGTACTCGTTCAGGGTGTCGATGAAGTCGCCGCCCTTGTCGGCGCCCGTCTGAAACCCTCGGGTGATCAGGTCGAACGCCTCGCGGGAGTCCTTCACCATGCCGGTACGGATCAACTGACCGGCCGCCCGCGCCGCGTCGCCGACCTCGACGTCGAACGCCTCGGCCAAGTTGAGCGCCGATTTCGTGAGCGACTCGACGTCCTTACGCGGCGCGTTGACCGCGATCACGCCGTTCTGCGCGAGGGTCCGCAGCGACTGATTAACCTGGTCGATGCTCTCGCCGTAGCCCTTGGCGTAGATCCCGCCCGCGATCTTCCCGAGCCGCTGCGCGTCCTGTTTGTTCAGCCCGAGCTGCGCCGCCAACTTCGCGTTGCTCTTGCTCTGCTCGACCGCCTGCACGAACGCCGCGGTGAACAGAGCAGCGCCGGCGACCGCGACGCCCGCCAACCCGGCCTTGAGCCCGGCCCCGAGCGTGGCAAGCATGCTGCGGCTCGCGGCCTGCCCCGAGTCCTCGCCGACGCGTGCGCCGACGGTGACGGTCGCCCCGCCGATCTGCCGCTGCAGCTCGTCGGCGAACCCGCGAGCCGACGGCACGACCGACACGTATCCGACGCCGACCTCGACAGCAGCCATGCGCCGCCCTCCCCTCCGGTGTGGGCGGCGCACGGCTCAGGCAGCCGTGACCGCGCGTGGTGCGTTGGCTCGCGTCCGCTCGCGGTGCGCGAGCAGCTCGGCCGCCGTGATCTTCTTCTTCCGCTTCACGCCGGGCCGCTCAGTCGGCTCGGGCGGCTCCGACTGCTCGTGCGCCTTCAACCCGGCGTTGGCGCGCTGCCAGTTCGCGACCCGGGCGGCGTCGAGGTTCATCGCGAGCAGGTGCTCGGCGAGCCCCCACATCCCGTCGGTGTCGCCGAGCGCGACCCGGGTGCGGCAGTCGCGCGGCAGCTGCCGCACGTACACCGCGAGCTCCCGCCACGTGAGCAGGCAGCGCCCCGCAGCATCGCGGGCGAACAGGTCCCCGAGTCGCACGCCGTAGTGATCGCGCAGGTCGGCCTCGACCGCCTCGCCGTGCTCTCTCAGGAGTCCGACGAGGCCGGCGATTCCCCCGGCGCGGTGCCGCAGTGCGCGCTGTACGCGTCGAACAGGGGCTGCAGCTTGTACTGCGGCAGCCCGATCTTCTGGAACTCGGCCCAGTCGTCGCCGAGCGCCTCACGGAACGCGCCGATCATCGCCGCGGCGTCGCCGTTCTGCGCCGCGGCCATCAACGGCATGATGTTCAGCGCCTGCAGGTGCTGCATCGTCCACCGGCGGCCGGCGTACTGGAACACGAACGGCGTCAGTTCGACCTCGGCCTGCACCGCATCGAGATTGAAGTCGAACGGCTTGTCGTCCGGCCGGCGTGTGGCGGGCTTCTTCGTCGTGGTGTTGGTCATGAGCGCGGGTCTCCATTCGTGCGCGCGCGGGTCATCAGACAGGAGAGAGACGGGCGGCCCGGACCCGCGCAGATCGGGCCGCCCGCCAGTTGGGAGACGACCCGAGCGGGGGCCGTCAGGGACCGACCGGCACCTCGGCCTGCGGGTCGTCGGTGATGTCGAAATACAGCGTGTCGTCGGCGGCCGGGTAGACCGTCATCGTCAGCTCGTACGCCGTGAGTTCGCTGTCGGACATCGTCGTCTCGGCGACGGTGTCGACCTCGCCCTTCGGGATCACGCGGCGCTTTGTGATGTCTCCGTCGCGCAGCTCGAGCAGGAACGCGCGCGGGTCCTGCTTCGGAACCTTGATCACGCGGGTCGTCACGCCACCCGTCGTCGACGCCGTGCTGCCGGGGTTCACGAGCCCGAACACGACCAGGTTGTCTTCGAGGCAGGTCACCTTAATCTGCCGCTTGTGCTTCGACCTGGTCGTGCGCACGAGCTTCCCGCCCCACGCGTAATGATCGGTCGAGTCCTGATCGCGCGACTCGGACGCGCCGTCCTCGGACAGCAGCCCGACCGCGAGCCACGCGGCGGCGAGCGCCGTCGCGACGTCGGTCGGGGCGGCCGTCCCCACCGGTGCCGCGTAGAAATCGGCGCCTTCCCAAAGCCTCGGGTTATCGGTGTCGCCGGCCATCAGCTGTCACTTCCCTTCGCGTCGGACCGGCCACCGCTCGTCGTGGTGGTGGTCGTCTTGGACTGCGCGCGGGTCGTCTTGCTGCCGCCGTCGTCGAGGCGGGCGTGCCCGTCCTTGACGAGCTGTCGGGCGACGTCGTCGTCGAGGTCGGCGGTGTCGTCGACCTTGTAGGTCTTGCCGTCCGCAGTGGTGTGCGGATAGGCGAATGTCACCTTCACGGGTGCTTCTCCTGTTCGGGTTCGGGTTCCGGGTCGAGAGCGTCGACGACCTCGACCCGGTCGGCGAGCAGGGTGAACCGGACGCTCGGCATGTCGTCGGGGTCTACCGGGCCGACCTCGATCGGCTCGCGCGCGAGGTGATACGGCAGCTCGACGTCGTCGATGAACAGCCGGGCGATCCGCCCGCGCCGCTCAACCCGGATCACCCCCGCAACTTTCAGGCCGTCGGTCACAGGGCAGTTCCTCTCATCGTGATATCGAGCGTGAACGCGTACTTCACGGCGCCGGTCTCCTTGTCGGTGAGCAACTGCGGGCCGCCGGTCACCGGCCGGGACAGCACCGTGCCGCCGTACGCACCGCGGGCCGCGCCGAGCAGCGCCCGGCACACCTGCATCAGGTCATGCGCGGCGCTCTCATCCGCACCCCAGCAGTGCACATCGAGCCGGGGCCGGTCAGTCACGACCGAGTCGGCCGGCCCGCCGATCCGCTCGACCCGCACGAACCGGGCCGGGCGGGGCGATGGCACCCGGGAACCGATCGGCACGGTGTCGCCGCGGGCGGCCAGGGCGGCCCGCAGATAGCCGATCGTGACCGCGACCGCATCGGGCATCGCGACCGGCGGCGCCGTCACGTCCTGCCGCCTTCCAGACCGCGCAGCAGCGCCCGCCGGGACTCTTCGGGGTCCGACGTCGCATAGTCGCCGATCACGGCACCGCGGGGGCGCTTCGGCTCGTCGGTCATGTCCGTACGGAAGTGCCCGGCGTCGGGCTCGGCGGCCCGGACCGCCTCGGCCTCGATCTCCCGGGTCTTGTCCTCGACGGCCCGCCGGGTGCCCGGAGTCTTCAGCAGCGACGCGATCCCGCGGCCGTTCGGCACGAACCTGAACCCGCTGCGCGCCATACGATCACCCCTCCACGGTCTTGAGCCTGATCTCGTAGTGGTGCAGCTCGCTCGGCGTGTACGCCGGGCCGGCCGGGCCGATCACCTCGAACTGCTGCCCGTTCCAGTGCACTCGGGCGTTCCCGTACACGGTCAGCGGGTCGCCGTCGACGGTGTGCGGGTTGCAGATCATGAGCCATTCGCCGATCTGCGCGTCGCGTTGGTCGATGTCCTCGGCGCCGGTGTTCTGCTGCAGCCACGCCGCGACGTCGGTGTGCGTCGACACCGTCCAGTCGTCGACTTCGTTCCCATACCGGTCTGTCGTCCGGGCCGGGTTCTCGACGTCGACAAGGTGCGGCAGCAGCCCGTCGTCGATCACAGCCGCCCCCACGCCGTGTCGTTGACCCACCCGGGCAGCCCCGGGTCGAGGTCGAGCGAGTACGCGGCATCGGCGTCCGGGTCGAGAACCTCGGGCGGCGACAGCTGCACCTTCTCGTCGTCGGTCAGATACAGACCGCCGTTCTCGCCGAGCGTCTCGGCGTACTGCCCGATGGTGCGCTGACGGTACCCGCCGGGGTTGGCCATCACCCGGCGGGTCACCGCGACCGCGATCGCGCGCAGCGTTTCCGCGTCCGGCACGTAGCCGTCCGGGATGTGCCGGCGCATCAGCGCCGACGCATCTTCGAGGTACGCCTCGACCTGCGCGCGCTTCGCACCGGCGAGGGTGACGGCGGCGCGTGCTTCGTAGTCCTCGACCGTTGCGTACGCCGCCATGCGCCCTACTCCTTCGGCTGCTCGGGCTCGACGAGCCCGGCCTGCTCGGCGGCCGCGATGATGTCCTCGCGGCTCGCGTCGTCGGCGACGTCGAGGGCGTTCTGCTCGGCGAACGTCCGCCACGCCTCGACGCCCGACCCGCGGCCCGATCGGGGCGGCGCCTCGACGCCGCCACCCTCGCCGCCGTTGCCCTGGTCGCCGTCGGCCGGGTCGGTGAACCCGACCGTGCCGCCATCGTCCTGGTCATCGTCGGCCCATGCGTGGTCGCCGATCTTCCCGGCGACGTCGTCGGGCACCGTGTCGTCGGGCCCGTACCAGGCCCCGGCGACGTGCACGTGCGTGTTCAGTCGGCGAGCCATCAGATCACCTTCGCCTTGAACGTGTCGTCGGGTTCACGGACCACGGGCATGCCGACGGCGGCCGCATGCGTCCACAGCCTCACCGGGTCCTTCGTCTTCCACGTCGCCGCCACGACGCCGGCCCGGCCGTCGACGCTCTCGTACTCGGGTTCCAGCGACTCGGCCGTTGTGCCGAGCAGGAACCCGCCGAGGTCGGTCGGCTGCGCCGCGTCCGTCGGACCCGGCTCGGGCAGGAACACGAGCGCGTCGGACGGCATGACCCGCGTCGGGGTGCCGTCGACCGACACACGCGCATCGTTGAGCTCGATACGCGGCAGGTCGAGCGAGTCGAGCACCGTGTTCAGCTGCTCGACCGACACCATCGGCGCCGAGCCGGACGGGGCCAGCGGGTACACCTGCCGCACGATCTGATCGCACTGCCGCAGGTGCGACAGCACGGTGCGCGGCATCATCATGAGCGCCGGCGGCCGGCCCCGGTTGTCGATGTACACCTGCACCCACGCTTCGAGGTCGCCGAGCGGGTCGGCGTTGGCGTGGTCCGTCCACAGCGTCGCCGCGGTGACCGAGTGCTCGGCGCGGCGGCCGAAGTTGACCGGGTCGAGGATGACGCCGTTCTCGCTGATCGTGAACGTGCCGTTCGCGAGCGCCTCACCCTTGCCCAGCTCGAACCGGGCGGCGATGTTCGTCGCGATCCGGTACGCGTCCTGAGCGATCGCCCGACGCATCGGATCCGTGCTGTCGAGCGACCGGATCCGCAGCGCGTCGTACTCGTTCAGCGGGATCTTTTCGGAGATCGGCGGCAGTTCGCCCATCACTTGCGCGATCCCCTCGCGCCGGCCGATCCGGGACTCGGTGTCCCACGACCGGTAGACCGACGCGTCGGCGAGCCCGCCCGTGCCGCCCTTCGTGAACTTGAACGTGATGTCGTCGATCGCCACGTTCGGCAGCCACCGCGACAGCGTGAACCGGTTGACCTGCTGCTCGGCGAGCGATGCCCGCACCAGCGCAGTCAGTTCTTCCGGCTCGATGTAATCCGTGTCGAGAACCCATGCCATCTACGCCACCCCCTCTCAGATGAACCGGATCGCGCCGGCGACGTCGGCCTTACCGGCGGCGTCGACACCGTGACCGGTGGGCAGTCGGGACTCGCGCACCTTGCCGTGCACGAGCATCGCGCCGGCGACGTCGACCGTGTTCACGGCCGGCGCCTTGACGGCGGCGTACAGGAACCCGACGAGCGTCTCGCGCCCGTCGGCCGCGGCGCCCGAGTACGGGCCGTACTTGCCCGTCGCCGTGATCTTGCCGAGCGGGAAACCGCTCTTGAAGTACCCCTGCGGGTAGTGCGTGGCGGGGGTGAACAGCGACGTGTCGAGGGTGACCGGCTCCGTGGCCTGCGTGCCGTGCTCGCTACCGAGCCACGACTGATCGTCGGCCCCGAACGTCTGAGTCGTGAGACTCAGGTCCATGGTGATCTCCTATCGGGAGGATGTGTGCGGCTTGCGGCCGAGCAGTTCCTCGAACAGCTCGTTTCCGTTGACCGCACCGCGTTTGGTCTTGCGGCGTCCGCTGCCGTTGCGTGCGCCCTGGTGGCCGTCGCCCTGCCGACGCCGGCGGCGCGTGTCGCGCTCGTCGTCCTGGTCGCCGTCGTCGTCCGACTCCGACCGCGTCGGGGCGAGCTTGTCGACAAGCGCGGCGATCGCGTCGTCGTCGACGTCGCCGTCGTCGTCGACGTACTTGCGAAGGTTGATCTCCTCGACGACCGCTTTCGGGTCGGCGATGCGGCCCTTCGCTGCCGCCAGGAACGACGAGCGGGCGATACGCTCGCCGCCCTTCACTCGTTCCTCGGCGCGGGCCGCGGCGACCGCCGCCTCGGTCTCGCTCATGCCCTCGCGCTTGAGTCGGGCGAGTTCTTCGGCGGCGCTGCTGTTCTTCTTCGCGCGGCTTTCCCACTTCCGCGAAGCGCTGAGCCGCTCGGCGATTTGCTTCGGCTTGAGCCCCTCTGCCTTCCATTGCTTGATGACGTCGGACCACTCGTCGCCGCTGTCGTTGTCCGTGTCGGACTCGTCGGCGTCGTCCTGGTCGTCGCTGTCGTCGTCGCCCGAGTCGTCGTCCCCGTCGTCGGGGGCGCCGCCGAGGATCGGCCAGATCGGGTACCGCTCGCTCGGGTCCTCGCCCGCGGACGGGCGGCCCTTGCGGTAGCCGAGGGCGAGCAGCCCGGTACGGGCGTGCCGGGGCAGGGTGCGTGCGGACATGGCTGTAACTCCCGTGTCGGGTGGGTGTGTCAGTGGTGCGCCGTGTCGGCGCCGTGCGTCACGCGGCCGGAATGTCGTCCGGGCCCGTGAAGTCGTGTCGTCGGACCGCGAGCAGCGGCCCGATCTCGCCGTGCTGCCGGGTGATGATGACCTCCCGGTTGTCCGGGGCGCGGCCGCCGCGGTCCGACTGCCCGATGTCCCGGGCGATCGCGTCGTGTGCCTCTCTCAGCAGCTGCTCGTTGATGACCTGCCCCGGATCCCGGGAGTCGGGCAGCGGCTCGGGCTTGCAGTGGCAGCCCGGATGGATCGGCATCAGGTTCTCGACCCGGTACCGCTGCGTCGACGCGATCGTGCACAACGCGCAGTTCTTCGAGCCCGACATACGGCGCCGGAAGAACCGGGCCCCGCCGCGGGCCATCGACTGCTGCGCGGCATGCGTCCGGGCGAGCTGCAGGTCGGTCTCGGTGATGGACAACAGCCGGTTCCGGCCCTGCCCGACCGCGTCGGCGAAGTCGTGCCCGGCCGCGAGCGCCGAGTACAGCGTGACGAACGGCCGGTGATACACCTCATCCGGCGGGGTGCCGCGCAGCGCCGCATCGAGGACGACCCCCGCCGGGGCCGCGCCGGCGCCGGTCAGGTCGGCAATCATCGCTGTGAGATAGGCGTCGGTGATCTGCCCCATCTGCTGCTGAGTCGCGAGAACGATCGGCAGAACCCGCTCGATGAACTCGGCGGCGTCCGCGTCGCGGTACTCGCCGAGCCCGTCGAACGCGGCGAGCACGAACGAGATCAGCCGGGTTCGCAGGCTTTCCGACAGTGCGTCGTACCGGTCGGTGAGAGCCTGCTGCAGCGCCTCACCCACCGGCCGTACCGCCTGCCGCATCGTCCACGTTGCCCGCCGTCGGGGCGGTGCCCGGGGCCGGCAGCAGCGAAGCGGCGAGCAGCGCCTGCGCCGCCGCACCGCCCGTGATCCGCCGAACCCGTGCCGGGCTCTCGCCCATGTCCTCGGCGATGATGTCGAGCGGGTAGCCGACGCTCTTCATCTTCGTCGCGGCGTCGGCCTTCACTGCGAGGCTGATGTGCGCCGGGTTCTCCCACCGCACCTCCGCCTCGGTGTAGTCCTCAGGCACGCCGGCCTGCGCCGCGGCGAGCGCGAACACAGCCTCGAGGCCCTCGCCGAACGCGGCGATGTGTTCCTTCACCTTCGCTACGTGCAGGATGTCGAGCGCGCCGATCGTGTCGACGCTGATGTTCACCAGGTCGCCGGCGTAGTAGTACGCCGGGGTCTGGCTGATGATCAGCATGTCGCGGACGTCGGACGCGTGTTCCTTCAGAAACCCGGTCAGGTCGGTCGCGTCTAGCTGCCCGAACATCGTGTTGTCGCCCTCGGACGCCCACACCGCCGACGGCGATGGGATGAACGGCTGATCGAGCAGCGTGATCTTGCCGTCGGGGTCGGTCCGCTTCTGGAATTTGTGCCCGCGCACCCACTTCTGCCGGAACCCGCTGTACCGGCTCGCGGCCATGCGGTTCAGGATGCCGAGATTCACCCGGTCCTGCGTGTCCATGGCGACGGCGAACTCGGGCTCGGGGTCCTCGCCTAGATCCGGCATCCGAGCGAACTCGACCAGCGGCATCCGACCGAGGTCGTGCGGCACGCCGTCGTCGACGGGCTCCCATGAGTCCGGCCCCCACGGCAGCCGGGCCGTGCTGCGGTTCTTCGTCTTGTAGGCGTACCGCTCGTCATCGAACAGGACGACCGCCCGGCCGTACCCGTCGATATCGGAGTGCCAGGCCTTCAGCCCGACCATGGGCTCGCCGGTCTCGGGGTCGTACTCGACGATGCACTCGCTCGGATGCTCCGGCGTGATCAGGGGCGACGGGCGCCCGTTGTCCTCGACCCGGGTCGGGTGATCGCCGACGAGCATGTACCCCGTCGACTGCGACATCGCCGTGCGCCACACGAGCTTCTGCCTGCTATCGAGCCGGTTGAACTGCCACCACCGCAACGCGTTTTCGTCCGGCTCGCCGTCCGGGCCGGTGACGCCGAGCGCGTTCAGCCGGTGCACGGACGCGTTCGCGATCAGACCGCAGAAGTTCGTGCGCGCCTTGCGCTGAAAGTCGATGAACGCCTGCTCGGCGTTCTTCGGCAGCATCGGCAGCGGCGGCCGGCCCCGGTAGTACCGCCACCACTCATCGAGGATCCCCTGCCGCTTCCGCAGCTTCCGCCCGAGACGCAGCAGCCAGAAATCGGGGTTGTCGATCTCCGGGGTTTCGTCGAGCACGGTCGCCCCCTCTCGGGCTCGTCAGAACGTGAACCCGCCCATGGCTTCTTCCTCGGTGGCGATACCTGCGGCGATCGCGTCGAGTCGGCACTGCCAGGCGAGAACCGCGGCGATCGCGGCGTCAATTTTGTTCGGGCTGTCGGGGTTCTCTTTCATGATCTGAATCCCGGACTGTGCCTTTCGGCGCCGGGCGTTGAGTAGGTGCCGTACGAGCGCCGACGATCCGTCGTGCGTCAGCTCGCCCTCGACGAGCGCGGTGTGAAACTTCTCCAACGCCCGGACGATCAGCGTCGACCGGCCGCCGGTCATCCACCATTCGATGGGGTGCTGCCGGGTCGACTTCACGAGCAGCCGAGGACCGTACGCCGCTTCCCAGTCGGCCACGTGGCTTTCCCACTTGGCAGGGTCGGCGTACCAGCCGACCACGTCGTAGGTGTCGAACACCTCGTGCACCTTCGCGAGGACCTCGACGACCGGCACCTGCCAGCCCTCTTTCGGATCCTCCGTCGACGGCTTCCACCCCTTCGGCTGCTCCCACACACCGAGCTCGAACAGGTGCCCATCGCTGAGCCGGCAGCCGATCAACGCGGTCGCATCCGTCACGCCGCGAGACCGTTTCCGGCTGCCGTCGAACCCGAGCACGATCCGCTCGCCCGGCTCCACCCGCTTGCCGACGTCGGACGTGGCGCGCACCTCGGGCCCGGTCACCCACGCATCCGACGCGTGCGTGATCTGGTTCAGGAAGTCGGCCCGCAGATCCTGCGGCTCGTTCGACGTGTCCCAGAACGCGCCGGTGATCCCCTCAATCGGTGACCAGCCGGGCGCGCACGGTGGGTCGTGCAGCACACACCCGTCGGGATGATCGCTGCTGTCGCCGTACGCGTACCGCAGCCCGGCGACGAGCGACCGCTCGTCGGTCATGTCCGTCTCGGGCGGCGCCTCGCGGTGGTCGACCAGGATCCCGCGCGCCCGCGACCGGCCCTCGAGAATCGCCTGATAGTCCGCCGCCGAGTTCTCCGCGACGGACCCCTCGCCGGGGGTGAACGCGTTCGGCGTCTCGATGATGCTGCCGCCGAGTTTGGTCGCGTTGAACCGCAGCGTCTTCGCGAGCTTGATCCCGCCGTTCGACTCCTTCCATTCCTCGGTCTGGTCGAGGGATGCGAAGCACGCCGGGTCGCCCTTGACCGACGTGGCCGACGACGTGATCGGGGTGATCTCGCCGCGCGGCAGATAGATAACGGTGTCGAGGACGTCGAGGCCGTAGTCAGTCGACAGCGACCGGCCGCGCGCCATTTCGAGCAGCGGCGTCCACGTATTGTCGGTCTGCTGCTCGGTCACCGCGGCGATACGCACGAGCGGCGTACGGACCGAGTGCCACGGCCGGCCGACCGGCTCGCCGTACGCGTCGAACCCGTCCGGGACGACGTCGGCGCAGGCCTCGGCGAGCGCGATCGCCCCGACGAACGGACTCTTGCCCCACCCGCGGGGGCGGGAGAGCAGCGCCCGGTGAATGACGCGCTTCCCGGTGACCGGGTGCAGCTCGTAGTACGCGACCAGGAAGTCGGCCTGCTCCTGTGTCGGCACGAACTTCTCGCCGTCGTCCCGACCGGGCTGCGCAAGGTTCTGAATCATCCAGTCGAGGACGTACCAACCCAGCGTCGGGCGCTCGCCCTCGAACTCAGGGCCGCGCCACGGCATGACCGCCCCCTACGTATCGTCTGCGGCTTTCCCGCCCGGCAGTGACCGCAGCCTCGCCGCCCCGTACCGCTCGCGCGCCGACGGGCCACTGCCCCCCGACCGGCCGCTACCGCCGTCGGCGCCGTCCGCCTCGGCGAACACCATCCGCAGCCGGGCCCGGTCCGCCGGCGTCGCACCGAACGCCGCGACCCGCAGGCGCAGCTCGGGCGCCGCAGACAGATCGCCGCGCCACAGCTTCGCGTGAATCAGGGCGGTGTCGAGCAAGAACTGCCAGTCGGACGAACCGAAGTGATCGGCCTGCGGAGAGTCGACCCACATCTGCCACCACTCGCGGGTTCGCTCGGGCCACACGAACTCGACCAGGTCGCCGTCGCGCTCGATGCGGAACTCGGGCAGCTCGGGTGCCTCGGCGGGCTCCCACCTGAGCACGGTCTGCGGGATCGCGTCCTTGTTGCGGCGCGTCTTACGGTCCTTCGGCGCCGGTCCCATGCCTGCCATCACTCGCCCCCGTTCTGTGCCCGCACCTCTGCGCACGTCCGACGGTCATGGCCGACGAGCCAGTCGCGGCGCCCGAGCCTGCACAGCGCACAGCGATCCGGGTCGCGGAAACCCGGCTCCTCGAACAGATGCCCGCCTGCCCGCTGCGCCCTGATCGCGGACACGATCTTGTCCCAGTCGCGCAGCCGGTCGAACCCGAGCGCATCCGTGATCGCGTCCATACGCTCGACGAGCCCGCTCTGCTGCGCCTCGACGAGCGCCTGCATCTTGTCCTCGGCCTGCCTGGCGCGGGCCAGCGTCTCGCGCGCCTTCACCACCGGATCCTGATGGGGGCCGCCGAACACCTCGCAGACCGCCCGCAGCACGTTGTCGGCGGCGACCCGTCCGGCCTCGGCCTGCTCGGCGCGCTCGCGAAGTGTCCGTGTACGACGCTCCATCAGCCCCTTTGTGTGAGCCGTGACCGCCTCGGCCTGCTCTGCGCGTTGCAGCAGCTTGTGCCCGAGCGTCTCGGACTCGGACAGCGACCGACGAGCCGACTCGTACATCTCGCCGAGGTGCTGCTGCATGCCCTCGCGGAACTCGACCGACACATCGTTCGCCGGAATCTCGATCGTCTCGGCGAAGACGAGCACCCCGCGGGCGCCGATCAGGTGCGCAACGTTGGTTGTGAGCTCGGCCTCTTCGGGGACGCCGACGTGACGGCGCAGGCTGCGACCGATGCTGTCTTCGGCCTGGTCGATGACCAGGACGAACGGCGGTCGCTCGTCGTCCGGGCCTTCGGGCAGTTCGAGAATCTGCAGGCGTGCCATGGCTGTACCTCCCGTGTCGGGTGCGCCGCAGCACACCCGTGTCGGGGCGCTACAGCAGAGAATCGATCACGTGCTGCAGGTCGCTGAGACGCGACGGCGTGTCGCCGAACGTCCGCCCCGTGACCGCAATGAACCGGCCCGCGCCGTACAGCTCGACCGAGCCGCCGCCGCCGACCGTCACCCGGCGGCCCGCGCCGCCGGGAAGAACTCCCGTGCCCCACACGTGCAGTCCGTCGCCGGACCGCGACACCTCGACCCATGACGAGCCGCCGACTGCGTCGAGGATCGTCCGCGCCCACGGCGCCGGGTCGCCCTGCTCGTCGAGGCAGTGGTCGAGGTCGAGGCAGACGACGCCGTCGCCGTCGAGGACGAACCCGAGCCCGACGCCGGCGTTGCTCGCCGCCGCCTCGCGGTAGCGCGACCAGGTCGACGAGTCCGTGCTGCTCGCGACGTCGCCGTGCACGGTGAGCGGAACCTTCCGCGCGGTGTGCCGGATCCAGCGGGGCCGGCTCGTGAGCTCAGCCGGGACCGTCGCCCGCTTCCGCGACCGCGCCTTGCGGCACCGCGGCGAGCAGGTGACCGCGTGCGCTCGGGCCATGAGCGGCATAGGGCCGCCGCACTGGTCGCAGGTCCGGTTCGTCATGGGTCCAGTGTAGCGCGGATGTCACGCTTTCGGGGCGCTGACCTGCGCATACGCCCTACGGAGTGTGGGGCCGGGAGGCTGAGAGGCGATCTGCGGGCCCACTCCCGCGCGCCATCGGATCAGCCACCCCGACCCCGGCTCGCCCGCCTGCGAGCCGCCCAGTAGGCCCCACGGGGCCGTTTCCCCCAGACCCGTACAGAAC